CCACATATCCAGTTTTGACTTGCCGCAACAAATTTCTTCTTCGTTTCGCTTACACTTCGTTTCGTCGATCCTCTTCCCGAATTCATCATACGATTAATTTGAGATGACTGGTCACCACCACCACCTCCCATATTCATAGCACCCGAATTCACATATACATCCTCATTTGAATCTGTAAACGCTTTTGAACCCGTTAAATTAAAAAAAGGTTCAAGAAGACCTGCAGAATCTCGAGTCATCGGCAACGTTTTTATTAAATTATTTGCATGCCCTATAAATTCCTTCGAATTATTCGGATTCTTTTTTAGAAATAAATACAAAGAAAGTCCAGCGAATCCAAATGTTGCCATTTTCAAATATTTACTATTTTTAACCGTGTGTAACATTTTCACAAGTTTACCATCATAATATGTATTTGCTATCAATATTGCTGTTATTATAAATATTACAAACTCAATCTTCATTATATATAGTTAAATATAGTTATATATAGTTATATAATGAAGATATATTAATTTTATTTATCGATTTTCTGATTTTTATTGGGGTTTATTGGGGTTTATTGAGGTTTATTGAGGTTTATTATCGATTTTTTTTTGTAGATCTTATCCCATTAGTCCTTATTGTCGATCTCATTGCTCTTGGTTTATATCTGCCTCCAATTTTTACACTTCTTTTTAGAGTATGTCGCTTACCAAAATTTGCTTTTACTAATTTCATACTATCTTCTACTGACTTGAAAAATAAAATATTACCACTTATTCCAGTACTCTTTAATTTATCTTTAATATCTGGAAAATGAATTCTATTTCCTATACTCTTTAAATATAAATTAAGACTTCTTATATTACTTACCAATTTTCCACTATCAATTACCTTATTTCCGTTTGTAAATAGGTTTTCTACCAAAATCATCATTACTTTATTAGTAAATATTTTGTATTCATTGTTATACATATTAAATTTTGTATGCGGACTAAGCAAATACTGATAAAATATAGACATTATACCCCAAATGTCAACATTATACAAATAAACATCATTAAAATATTTAGTCAATTCTAAAACATTATTTCCAACGCTATGACCATCTCTGCCTATATTTGTAGTATACGCCATCAAAATATCAAGCACATAGTTTATAACATAATTTGAAAATATTTGCTCAGACATCGTATCTCCTCTTAAAGGAGTATTATCTTTTACATATTTCAAATAATCACCTTCATAAGTATTCGAAAAGATAGTTTTTAAAATGTTATATACCCTGCTATTATTTTTCTTAAAATTTGAAAAAAGCGCAATGACAAATATTCTCAAAGAATCTCTCGTGATATGTATTTTCTCACGTTTCAATTTATCTAAAAATGAAATATATTGACTCTCTATATCTCGTGAAAATAAAAATGTAGAAAATGGATGTTGCCACTGAATATTCAACTTATAAAAATCTTCCGGAATACTCTTCGAAACTGTATTCACTACATAAGATAAACCCCAGTCTATTAAAACATGTATCTTGGTATTCTCTTTGCTAAATAATATATTAGATGCTTTAATATCACCGTGGACAACACCATTCTTATTTAAGTAAGGAATAACGTTTAGTATATAGTCTATAATAATATTATTAAATTCGATTAAATTATTCGGACTCAACTTATTATTCTCATAAAAATCGTGTATTGATATACCTAATTCAGGCATATTTATAATTTTAAATTTATCCAGATTACTGTTTATATTACCTGAGTTTACAGGCATTTTTGTAATATCATCCGTCACTTGTCTCAATATATCGCCACACGTTGTTTCTATATTTTTCATATCATCGGGACCCAATCTTCTTGGCTGACATAATTCAATATTGTCTAATAATAGGTATTTTTTAACCTCCTTCGGTAATTTATGTAAACGAGCATTGATTTTCGATATATAATCATATTCCCTAGTTGCGTAATCATTTTTCAATAATTTACTTATATAATTTAATTTTGGTTTATGACCAACACAACTAATAGCTGGTTTAAAAATACAACCATACCCACCCTTTACAAATGCAGCTCCACCTTCACTAACGTCTAACATATATTTTTTATTTATATTTACACGCGTTGATTTATTTCTATTTCTATTTTTATTTCTCATTCCTTTGTGTATCATTATGCGTTAAAATATATTTCTGTTATATTATTGGTATATTATATTTTATATTATATTTTATATTATATTTTATATTATATTTTATATTATATTTTATATTTTATTTATAACTTAGTATTTTATTTATAACTTATATTGTGATCAACTTTCATCTTTTATACAAATAATACGCAGCACCTATAGCAAGGACAACTGAAACGAAAAATATCAGTTTTCTTCTATATCTTCTTTCTTCGTATATTTGTAAAGCTTTAGGCTTATAATGACTATAATATTCTTTTAATGCTTGCGATAATGATATCTCATCTTTCTTCAATGAGACATTTACACGATTATGTATAAAATGAATCCATTTTATAAATGAATCACGACTATCCAAATACGGCGCAACCGGATACTTATCTAATAAACTACTGAAACGATTCCCTATTTTCGAATCAGGAATAAATAATGGAAAGTTTTGAATTAATTCATAATACTTCTTCTTTGTAACATCATTTGGGTGAATAGGATAAGATATCGCTATTGTTAACAAAACAAACCAATAATGCGGACCCCATATTTTAGAATCTAATACCATTACTAATTTGAAACAATATAAAAAGATGGCGAATAATACATATATTAATATTTTAATTATGAATTCAAATTCAAAGTCCCTAAAAATACAATATAACACATTTTGTAATAACTGTGGCAAAATAGGTCATTTGTTAAATGACTGTAAAAATCCCATTACAAGTATAGGAATAATCGCATTTAGATATAATACTACACAAACATGTTTCGAATATCTCATAATTCAGCGTAACGATAGTTTCGGATTTGTTGAGTTTATTCGAGGAAAGTATCCACTTTACAATCTACCATATCTACAAACATTAATAAATGAAATGACCCTAGAAGAAAAAAATAAACTATTGACTATGAAATTAGAAGATATGTGGAAATTATTATGGGGTGATTTCTCAAATGGACAATATAGAAACGAAGAAACAACGTCCAAAGAAAAATTCGAATATTTAAAAAAAGGAGTAAAAATCAAGGATGTAGAATATAGCATAGAATCCCTTATAGCATCTTCTACAACAAAATGGACAGAACCAGAATGGGGTTTCCCTAAAGGGCGCAGAAATTATCAGGAAAAAGATATCGATTGCGGTATTCGTGAATTTACTGAAGAAACAGGATACTCAGCAAACGACTTTAAACTTATTGAAAATATTATACCATATGAAGAAATATTTATTGGTTCAAATATAAAAAGTTACAAGCATAAATATTACCTCGCTTGTATGACAAATAATAATCTTGATATACAGGATTATCAAAAATCCGAAGTAAAGAATATAAAATGGATGAGCTTCGACGAATGTTTAAATTACATACGGCCTTATAATTTAGAAAAAATTAATATTATAGAAAAAATAAATAAAGTTTTACAAGAATATAGATTATATTAACATTATATAAGAACATTATCATTATTATTATTATTATTATTATTAAATGTCTATTTCAAATCCAAGTTCAAATCCAAGTTCAAATCCAAGTTCAAATCCAAGTTCAAAATCTAAATCATCATTAAAACTTAAAACATCAAGAGATGTCGAATCTATGATAGATTCACCACCCCCGTTTGAAAGCATAAAAACACCGGAACAATCACCAATCGAACTGTATAACCCAACGCCCGCCCCATCTCCTTCACCAGAAGTTAAAAAAACTCCCACTCCGGTAAATTTAAGTATATCATCATTTTCGGATGTGTCCGGTCCACCGTCAACAAAAACAAGTGTTAATGTTAGCGCCAATGGAAGTGATGCTCCTGCATTTAGTAGTATAAATACATCCATCTCGAATACTTCAACGGTTCCATCGATACCAAATATTTCTAGTTCAAAGTCTATAAGATCGAGCAAAACACCAACCCCTGCAGCTACGCCTGTGTCTAGTACTACTACGTCCGCACCTATATCAAAAGTAAAATCATCCGTCTCGACATCGGCGTCAACATCAAACCTAGGTAGTATTAAAATAGCTTCATCGCCTTTAGTTCCTATATTGGCTCCATCTACTCCATCCAGACCATCTATCTCCACAACATCAAGTAAATCGTTTGCGACTGCAGTATCTAAAACACCTACACCAATAAGTAAAAAATCTTCTACGGCTACTGCTGCTACTGCTAGTGATGCGAATGAAACGGTTTATACATTATCAGCAACACCTCAATCCGCATCTGCTTCTTCAACTGATATAGAGTCGGCTCCTGTTGCTGTTGCTACTGCTGCTACTGCTGCTACTGCTGCTACTGCTGCTGTTTCGCCTTCGGTGGAATTATCAAGTGTTCCTCCACCACCGCCGTCTGCATCCGCTTCAGAAATAACACCATCACCGCCGCCACCATCACCGCCGCCACTCGAATCACCTCCTATCAAAGAATTTGTTTTCGGAGAAAAGAAAAAAACAGACAAATCCAGAAATAAATCATTAAAAGCAAAAGATGACAAAGAACTAGAATCTATTAAAGAATTTAACAAAAAAAAAAAAGAATCTGTAAAACAATCGACTGCTGCACAGGTGGGAGAACAGGTCGCTGACGATGATAATTCACCTCCTCCATCTCCCGAATACGACATTGAAAGCGGTAATGAAGCATACAATTTTCTTTACCCAACACTTGACGACCCTAATTTTAACGTAAAAATAGCATCGAAAAAAGAATTCGGTGATACACAATACGATGGTACTGTTTATAATTCCCTCGAAAAAATAAAAGAACACGCAAATAAAATGTGTAATGCTGAATTTGAATTATCACCACACCAACTTTTCGTCCGCAATTTTCTATCATTTCAAACACCATATAATAGTCTCCTGCTTTATCACGGTCTCGGAACAGGCAAAACGTGTTCAGCAATAACTATATGCGAAGAAATGCGTGACTATCTTTCTCAAATCGGTCTATCAACCTCGCGCAAAATAATTGTAGTAGCAAGCCCCAATGTCCAGCAAAATTTTAAATTACAACTATTCGACAGACGAAAACTGAAACTTATAGATGGTATATGGAATATACGCTCTTGTACCGGTAATAAATATTTGAAAGAAATAAATCCAATGAATATGAAGGGGATGAGCGAAGAAAAGGTGATAAGCGAAATCAAAAAAATAATAAACCGCTCATACTTATTCCTCGGCTATGATCAATTCGGTAGTCTTATCGAAAAAACATCGAGCGTCGACGACGCTATCACCGATCCAGCACATAGAACAAAAATAATGAAACAGAAACTAAAAATCACTTTCGGTAACTCTCTTATTGTAATAGACGAATTCCACAATATAAGAAACACTGATGATAACTCAGCAAACCGTAGCGTAGCAAGTCAACTATACAAATTGGCAAAATTTGGCCCATTCTTATCAATGCGTCTCCTACTATTATCCGGCACACCAATGTATAACAGTTATCGTGAAATCATATGGCTGCTTAATATTATGCGTTTAAATGATGGGAGGTCTGAAATTGATTACCGCGAAGTGTTTAATGACAATCCTGAAGATGGAATATTTATAGAAACAAAGGAAGCTCGTGAGGGCGGAGAAGTTGGACAAGCCGGGCAAATTTCCGACCTTGGTAAAGACAATTTACGGCGATTTTCTACAGGATATATATCATATATTAGAGGTGAAAATCCATATACATTTCCATATAGAATATATCCAGGCGATTTCGACATATCTCGAACATTTAAAGATGATAAATACCAACTGCCAACAAGACAAATCAATGGAAGAAATATACCAGATAATAAGAAACTTGATAGTATGGAAGATAAAATTTACTTGACCGAGTTGTCCGAATATCAACGTGGAGTATATTCTTACATTATTCGCCAATTACAACAGTCAAAAAAAGGGGAACTACGTGATATTGAAAAAAATGACTCTATCGGAATTGCGCTTTTACAGCGCCCACTTGAAGCGCTCAATATTGTTTATCCGTCTGATGATTTTGACCCCAATAGTGCTGAATTATCTTATGATGTTAGACCTCTTTTGGGTAAATTCGGTATACAAAGAATTATGGAATATAATGATGAAACAAAATCGAACTATAGATACAAACAGGATGTCCCGCCTATTTTTTCAAGAGAATTGATAGGCAACTATAGTTCAAAAATAAAAAGCATATGTGATAATATATATAAATCAGAGGGCATCGTTCTTATTTATAGTTTTTATATTGATGGTGGCGTAATACCAATGGCACTTGCATTAGAAAGTATGGGATTTACACGGTATGGAACAAAAGCGCATTCTTTATTTGATAGACCACAGGCGGGTGTTCACGCCATAGACGCCATCACGTGTCGGCGACGTTCTGAGATGAAAGCAGGAGAAACATTTTTTCCAGCAAAATACGTAGTCATATCAGGAGACGTTAATATATCGCCTGACAATATCGGCGATGTAAAAGCAGCAGCAAATGAGGGGAATTTTGATGGACGTTTTGTTAAAGTAGTCATTATATCAAAGTCTGGGACTGAGGGACTCGACTTTAAAAATATTCGCCAGACACATATATTAGAGCCGTGGTATAATATTAACTTAGTAGAGCAAACAATTGGACGAGCTGTCCGCAACTGTAGTCATAAGGATCTCGAATTCGAAAAACGTAATGTGGAAATATTCCTGCACGGGTCTATATTGTCAAATACTCCCGACGAAGAGGCAGCAGATATATATATGTATCGTTTATCAGAACGAAAGGCGAGATATATAGGTGAAGTTAGTCGCGTTCTAAAAGAAGGCGCAATAGATTGTTTATTAAATATAGAACAAACAAACTTCACGGAAGAAAAATTTGACGAACAACTTGGAGGGCAGCCAGTAAGACAAATCCTTTCATCCTATAATTCAGATACTGGAACACAATTGGAAATAGAGTATAAACTAGGAGACAAGAATGGATCTTCAATATGCGATTATATGGAATGTGTATTTAGCTGTAAACCGGAAATGTCGAAGAAACGCATTGGATCAAAAACCGACCTATTTACAGATACAATACTCACATTGAATACTGACAAAATTATTCAAAGAATACGCGACATCTTTCAAGAAAGATATTTCTATAAACGAACTGCAACTAGCGAGTCATTGGAAGATATATCTAATGACCTTATTTCTACTATAAACCACAATAAAAAATACCCTATTGAAGCGATTAATATCGCGCTTACTAAACTACTAGAAGATAAAAACGAATATATAAAAGACAAATATGGAAGATATGGAAGACTCGTCAATGTTGGTAACTACTATTTTTTTCAACCTCTTGAATTAAATAATCCTATTATTCCATTATACGATAGACAACATCCTGTTGACTTTAAAAGGAAAAAAATATTATTTAAACCTAGCAAAAAAACAAATATTCTAGAAGATATCAAAAAGAAATATCAAACAAAAATAACCGATAGACCAAAGCCAGGAATAGAATCGGGTCGCGTATCATTATTATCTAAAAGTATAGAGGAAGAAGAAGATGAACACAAAGATGAAGAAGAAAAAGAACATCAAGAAGGAGAAGTAGAACAATTAATAGAAAATGTAGAAGAAAGCGTAATAGTAAAAAGCCTAACTAAAATGCTAAAAGAAAAAGGTGATGAATCATCAGACCAAGAAGAATATATAAGAGAAATGGTTGAATCATTAACGAAGGAACCACCGGCGCTCAAAAAATCAATAAAAAATTTTAAGGAGGCTCTTACGTATAATCAACTAAAACGAGGTAACCTTGACTGGTATTACAACTGCAATAAAGTTATTAAAAATAAACTATTTTTTATACCAGAGATGGTTTTAAAAAAAATATTAGTCGCACATATATTAGAAGAGTTAAATATAGACGACACTCTTTCTATTTTAAATTATATTATTTCGCCTGCGTATAGAACACTTATGAGAGAACGGCAATCAGACCCTAGAAAATATGAAAAAGAATTATTATTTGATGACCTAATGAAGGAATATTACGATAAATGCACATTAATAGGTGAAAAGAGAATGGAAGGGATTCTCTTAATAAATAATACAGGTGTATTGCAAATATACATAAAAAATAATGATATAAGAAAATGGGTAAAAGGAGGACAAACGGATTTTACTTATTTTAGAAAACCTATAACAGAAAAAAATATATTACCAGTTGATGAGTTAGGTAAACGAATAGGATTTATCACTTGTATAAAAAAAGACAAGCAAAGGGGCGATGATTATTCTACGCTTGTTTTTAAAACTAAAAATAATGATAAAAGCAGTATCGCAGCAAGATGCGAACAAGCTATTAAACAAGATATAGTAGATAATATATCATATATTTTAGATCCTACTCAATTATTAGAGTATATAGATGAATTACCGGATATTGATAAAGAAGGTTATTTAAAATACAGTCTACAAGATGAATATGAAAATTATGTGTTAGGAAAAATATATGTAGAATTGAAAGAAAAATATAAAAAAACACAACCAGATGAATGGATACGCAGGGTGGCTTTAAACGAAGTCCTAGATAAAGGAAAAAACGAACTCATTGTTCGATTTTTAAAAGTTATGAACTATACACCGGAAGAATTCAAATCTCGTCGAAAATCAGATACTTTAGATTTCGCATTAAATGAGAATAGAATACAACAACTATTTATAAATAGAATAAAAATCGAAGATAAAATAGACGGTTTATCTATTCCTTTTTCGGTTACAAACAATAGAGATATGAATGAGATTGAATTATGCATTTTCCAAGAAATTCTTTTACGTTATTTTGAATACATTCATAATAAAAATAAAATATGGTTCTTAACACCACTACAAGTTATATTAAATAAAATAGCATAAAAATACTATGTTATTACATTTTATTACATTTTATTACATTTTATTACATTTTATTACAT